TTTCACTCACTGACGCTTCAACTGAGCTATTGCCATAGACAAATTCAGTTGATCCCCCACCAATATCTACTACTAAATAGGGAGCGCCTATTTGATTTAGCTGATGAGTTGCCCCGATAAAGGAGAGCTCAGCTTCTTGTTCCCCGCTAATGACCTCAGGTTCAATTCCAAGTATTGCTTTCACGCCATCGATGAAGAGCTCTCGATTTGATGCATCTCTTGTGGAAGGAATTCCGTTTTTAGTTACTAATTCTAAACGATATAAACTTCCGTTCCACATTACATCGGCAACATATTCCTCACCAACTTGTTGTGGTTCTGGAGAAGAATTTATGTAAAGATTTCCTGTAAAATCTCCAGCAATATTAACTGATTCTGAGATAAATTGCTTGAACGATTTCATTTACTCCTCTTCGTCGGTATATTCTTCTTCACCTTGGCCAAACATTGTTGTTGCTACTGCTGGACGAAAGGCATCAATTTTTTCTGCAGATTTTGCAAAAAGAAGTTCTTTGATTTTATCGCTCACTTGAGATGGTGATTCGTCAGCAACAATCATATCAAGAAGGTCATCCATTTTAATACCTATAGTTAATCGTTTTTATTTATATCTCACCACCCTTGGGCATCTCTACTGCCCTTCCATCTGCTTCTGTTGCTGCACCTTGAGCATCAAGATTTGGTTCCATTACAGGTTGGCCCAAATCCATTCCTGCAGATTCTGGACCCAAAGGCATTCCAGTTTGTGGATCAACTGGTGCATTAGGATCTGGAATAATTCCGTCCTTGATTTCTTTCTTCATAATCTTATCTTGTTCTAAGATTTCTTCATCAGTCTGACGAAGTATTTTTCTCCTTAGATAATCTTGAGAAAAATACTTACCAACATATGGTTCTGCAATTTGAACCATATTCAATCTTTCATTTAACAATTCTGCATCTTTAAGTTCAGCAAAATGATTGTCATATAAAAAGTCATATTGAATATGTTCTTCCATAACACTCCAATCTTCTGGAGTGATAATATTTTTAAGAATCAGTTGAGTCTTAAGCATATCATTGAACATATAAGAAAATCTTTTTCTTAAACGAGCAACAAATTTGCTGAACTTAACTTCATCACGAAGAATTTCTGAAGAACGACCTAAATTAAAACCACCCTCTCCATCCATTCTTGATGGAGGAACGTTTAATGAACGATAAAGTTTTTTCTTAAAGTATTCAATATCTGTAATTTCCCCCAGATTTTGTCCACCAGGAAGAGTTGAGATTTCAGTTCCTCTACCACCTTCTCTTCTTGGAAGCCAAAAGTCTTCAAGCATTGCCATAAACTTTTTATCATCACGAATCTCTCCAGTGTTTGCATCATAGACCATTTTGTTTCTATAACGCATCATTACATCACGAAGATATTGTTCTGCTTTTACCTTTGGCAGATTACCAACATCAATGTAGAAAATACGACGTTCTGGAGCACGAGATAATCTGTAGATAACCAAAGAATCCTCAATCATTCTGAGTTGATTGAGAGATTTAATTGCTTTATGAAGATATGAAAGTGTTGATCCTTTATTACGATCTACAAGTCCTGAGGTACAATATGTAATTGAATCTTTTGAAAACTTGATCCCACCAGTTCCACCTAAAGATGATGGATTTGTGGTTGGATAAGTCATTTTTGGATTGTAGATGAAATATTCTTCAATTTCTGGAAATTCATAATCCATTGGATCATCTACATTGACATTTGCCAATCTATAAATTTTCTTATCTCTTTCTGCTTTTTTCTGTTGACGAACATAACGCATTTTCATTGCGTCTATGTAACGAAGTTCTTGAATACCTTCGTGTGGATTTTTTAAATCAATTACTTTATGGTAATATAATCTACCATCAACATACCAGTTTCTATAGATTTCGTGAGATTTTCTATCAAAATCCAAAAGTTCTAAGATATGCTTAAACTCTTCTCTAATTCTTTTCTTAATACCATCACTTGCATTAAGATTTGATAGTTCAATTGACACTGGACTATCATTCGTGTCGCTTACTATTGCTTCGTTAACGATATCTTCGATAGCACTATCGCACTCTGGATGAAGTGCCATCTCACGATATCTTTTGATTAGATCAAATTCAGTTCTATAAACACCTTCAATATCTACATAAGAACCAAAAAAACCACTAGACAGATAAAAATCACTCCCGTCCTCACTGTTTTGTGGAACGGGAGATACTACACCTGGAGATAATGGTTCGTTATCCTCGATAGAGAATCCAAACAACTTTGCCATAATTTATTTTTAGTCTTTGATCTTTAGACTATTTATTATATCAGTTTTCGCCTGTATATGGAGTCCAGTATTGAACTTGGAATTCTACGGTGAATTCTTCAATTGTATCTGCGGTATCATATGAAAGATCAATTGCAGAAATATTAGTTGGGAAAATGCTATAGAACTTGTACTGCTTAGCAACTTCTAGTCCAGCACCAACTGCATTGTTTCCACCAACTACACTTGGAAGTCTCTTTAATTGCTTAACGAGAACATCTCTCATATAATCATTAGGATCAGTTGCACCACTTCCGTCTGCATATTGTCCAACATACTGCATCCAAGCTTCCATCGCAGTTCTGATCTTAAAGTCTTCATCGTTAATAACGGTGATTGACCAAGTATCAAATGTACGATCACCCGCTACTTTAAAAACTCTTCCTCTAAAAGGAACATCAATTGAAGCAATGTTTGATGCTGGTAGGTTTGCTGCCTTGCATAGTACAGAAAATTCAGTAGCATCAAATTCTGCTCCACCTGGAAAATCAGTTAGAACAACTTCAAATAGATTGGGGCGAGCACCGCCCCCTTTGAGTGCTGTTTTAAAATCTTGAATCGAATGTGCCATTTTTAGGTCCTCCTTTTGGTATTTAGATAATGATTATCAAACTGTACCTGCTACTTCTTCAAACGAGATACCAGTTCTCGTAGCAACAAATGTCAGAGTTACATAGTTGATGGACTTAGTAGGCTTCAGATAAATGTCAGCTCTAAATTCATTATTATCAATCACATCAGGAGTGTTATTTGAAGTATCGCAAACAACTAGGAATCCATAGAGTCCTCTCTTTGCCTGAACATCGCGGAGGTATGGTTCAACAATGTTCTTAAAGTTTGCTCTTGTCAGTTCATCATTCAGTTCAAACAGTTGTGCTTCGGCGGCTCTCTGAAGTGCTTGCTCGATTGTGAGGAACAAGCGACGAACGTTAATTCTGTCGAATGCTGATGCATAAGAAAGTGCTGTCTTATCACCAAACAGAAGAGTTCCAACTCCAGGTTGAGTAACAATCGAGTTGATTCTTAATGGATAGAGTTGATCTCTTTGTGCTTTGCTTGGATTGTATGCAAGTTTGATAGCATTGTTTAGAATTCCACGTTGTTGACCTGCAGGTGAGAACCAAGGATATGCAACAATGTTTGTTCTTGTCATCAATCCAGCAACATCAGCGTTGCAAGGGATATAAACAAATTTGTTGTTGAATCTATCATAGGTATACTTGTAACCACTATCAAATACTGCGTATGATGAAGAAGAAAGTGGACTAAAGTACTTGATTAGATTTGAAGTTTGAGTTGTTGTATTTGTGAGACCAATCAGATTTGCTCTGTGTGGACCGATAACAGCAACACAGTCTTTTCTATCTCCAGCAACTGAAATTAGGTAATTTGCTTTTGCCTGAGAATCTGATTCTGCAGTTAAACCAGGACCCATAATCAGATAATCGACTTGAACTTCGTCTTTATTAGAGAACAGACCATATGAAGTGATCAAATCTCCCAAGGTTGCCTTCATTCCACCAGCAGCAGAATAATCAACACCACCGCCGAAGGTGTATGTTTTATTTCCAATCGCACTGAAGTTTACATCTTGAGCATTTTGTCCCCATAGACCTTGTGCAGTTGTATATGCGGTAAATGCAGTAGAGAAACCAGTTGCTCTTGGTGTTGTACCCCAATAAGAATCTGCAGCACTTGATGGATTGTTTCCTGCATAAATCTGACCAGAGAAATCTGCAAGATACTGTTTGTACCAAATTTTTTGTGGTGAGTTAACTGCAGAAACTGAATCAAGTGCCTTTGAAAGACCTAAGTGCTTTTCAATAATGGTTCCTTGGTTTCCAGTGATTGTTCCGAGGTCATCAACAATAGCAATATGAAGACCATCACCCTTACCATTTCTATCTAAAGAATATCTGTTAGAAGTTGGTTTTGGTGCGATTGATTTCCAATAAATGGTTGTGTTTGTTAATCCGAGAGTCTGATTGTTATACCAGTCAGAAACTGAAGCAACAGTTGCTGATCCAGCTTGTGCGCCAGAACTGTTAATGAACTTAACTGCATTGGATGCAGCAAACGCTCCAGTTGTAGTTCCTTCTGCATAATCAATCTTCGTTTCAGTTCCTGCAGTAGAAACTCTTGAAACAATTTTTACATCGATGGTGCTATTACCGTTTGTTGCATCTGTTGTAACGCCAGTAATAATACCTTTTAGGTAACCAGAAAATACTGATGTGCTTCCAGAACCAGCGATTACCTGACTGGTAAGTGCTACAGTAACTCCGTAACCAACGGTAGCACCAAGACCCGCTAAACTTGTAGTTGTGATGCCTAGAGTTTGGTCTGCTAGATCATCAATAAAGCAAACCTTTAGACTATTTGCCCAACTACCAGGGTTCTTTGCTGCATACGTAAAGTCTGTTGCTTCGGAATGATTATTGGTGTAATCATCGTAGTTATCAATCTTTAGACTTGTAGTTGAAGCGATTCCTACACCAGCATTGGCGTTGTTTAAAGTTGATCCGCTCGTTCTTACAACTTTTAGAACACCGCCATATGATAAGTAAGATGATGCACTCATCCAGTACTCATATTGAGCATCTGTTGAGATGGGCTTACCAAAAACATTGATAAGATCTTGCTCTGTAGTGATATCAATTGGGTAATCAACTGGTCCAATTGGGAAAGGTCCTGCAATTGCACCAATGTTATCTAAAACATTATCAGCTCTCCCTACAGTTAAATCAACCTCTCTGACTAGTACACCAGGAGATAATTGAGGAGTCGCCATGTTTTTCTCCGTTAAATCTCAGTTTATCTAAAAAATATTTATTAAAAATTTACTTTACACGGGGGAAATCTAGCGTGAACAAATTACCAGTCAGGATATTCCCATTTATCAAAAACAGCACTTTTTACTCTACCCACAACTATGCGTTTTATCGTACAGTCCTTACATTCGTAAGAATATGAAGATGCTACAGGGCCCCTATCTTTACGAGTTTGATAAAATCCATCTATTAAATTTTTCATTTCCCCACATACCCTACACTTTCGATCTACTAAAAGCAAATGACCTAATCTTATTTGCTTGTCTAATTCCATCAGGATAAGTACTCCCACATATACGCACGGTCTCCATATTCATCCAAAAACCATCGGTCTCCATCTGAATCTACAAAACTTGAATCATCTAGACCATCTGAGATAAATCCAAAAGGAGACATATCTTGTTCTATCTGATTCTTTTGTTCTTCATATAATCTTTTCCTAACATCTTGGTCTGTAAGTTCTTTAAAGTAATCTTGAGCAACTAACCAAGCGTAAATAACAAGACACATTGCAAGGTCATCATTACATCCTTCTTCTGCTTCAAATGAATTATGTTTTTGAATAAAAGTAGTAAGTTCGGATATGATTTCATAATCATTTAGATATAATTTATCCTCTTCAATCATTGTCTTTAGATTAAGACATCCAACTTTTTTTACAGTTTTGGACATTTTAACTCCCAACTGTGTCTTCTTTCCAGAAAATCCCTGACCAACGATTTGTCCCGCTCTACCTCTCATAGAGCACATTAAAAGATTATTATATTCAAGATCATATTGAAGAATAGATGCTACTTGATCACCAACATCATTAACTTCACATAAGATATATGAGTTGTTATAACTCTTTGCTACATCGTGAATAATACTTGGAAACAACATTGGTTTAATTTCATTGTTTCTATATTTTGCAACAACTCTGTGAGGAAACTGTGTAATATCAACAACAGTAAACGCTGAATAGTCATTTCCTACCCCTCTAGCAACGTCCACAGTGATGAGGTAATCGTGTTGCTCTTCTGGATCCATATATACGTCTAAACCGCCGCTACGGGTCTTAGGATGGTCGTATACAAGGTTGCGAAGTTTAGATGGTGCAATAAGAGTATCAACAGACCCTAAGAATTCACATTCAAATTCAACTTTGAATTGTTGTTCTGATGTGTTTGCAATAGTTTGCTTTTTCCATTCCTCATCTCTACCAGGAACTTCACTCCAATGAACATCTGTGAACACATATTCATTCTTACCCTTTTCAGCATCATGCCACATACGGTAGAAATGATTCATACCGTGTGGAGTAGAAACTATGATGACTTTCGTTTGTTTACCAGAAGTAATAGTAGGATAAACAGATGCAAAGAAGGAATCTGCGATATGGTTCGGAACGAAAGCGAATTCGTCCAAGAAGAGGATATTGAACGACATGCCTCGGACAGCACTTGCAGATGTAGAAGCAGCCAGAATCTTTGATCCATTTTCCAACTCCAAAGAACCTTTATTCCACGCTATAATACCTTGCTGCATCCACTTTGGTAGGTTTTCATAAGCAGTCTGTAATCTATCTAATAGTTCTCTTGCAGTTGCCGCTTTGTTTGCAAGAATACCAATGTTAACGTTATCATTGAATACTGCATAATGAAGCAAAAAAGATACCACAGTTGTAGACTTACCCGTCTGGCGGGGCATCTTACAAATATTGAATCTGTTCTTATGGAAGTTATTAATTAACTTTTCTTGGAAGTGATAAGGTTTAAACGTTTGTAGACCGTGATCAAGAGTAACAATTTTTACGTAATTATTAGCAAAATAAACAGGATCATCTTTACACCTCATAAACTCAAGAATTTGTTCTTGAGTAAATTCAATAGGTGTATTTGCTTTTTTTAGTAATGGATTACCAAGATAGACATCACTCATAATAAAACCTACTTATTAATTAACAATTCCAAGCTCTAAGTGACTTGTTGATTCTTGAATCTGGATCTCTTGCAGTTTTTGCGGAAGTTAGTTTTGCTTTCATTCCTTTCATTCTCGCACAGAATGATGCTCTACGGGGATTACCTACTTTTTTTGAAGGTGCTTTTAAATCACTTCCTGGATTTTCGCGTTCATAGGATTTTCTTCCCTTTTCATTCAACCCACCAGATTTATTTTTACCTTCTTTTCTTTGCCACGCAGCAACTTCTATAATATCTGCCTCTTCACCCATCGGTTTTACATAATTTAAATTTGGTCCAGGTTTTGCTGAACTTCCACCTTGAGGTCCAAAGGCTTGAATTAAAGGTTGTCCTGGTTGCAGTTCTGATACTGAATGATAAACTACATTAGAACCAGGATAAACTTTTTGAAGTTCATCATTAATTTCTTTACGAGTTGGGAGTTTAACTTGAGGGAAGAACATTCTTAGAGAATAATACTTACCTCTCCAAGAAAGAGTAACTCCAATAATATTTCCAGTCTGTGCTTGAAGACGTGTTGCTTCTTCTACTTGTGATTTAAATCCTTTAATTGGTTCTGGTTTGATGAGATCAATCACTTCTGCAAAAGTGTTTCCATTTAAGTCTTCAATTGTCTCTTCAGGAACACAGTTTGGAACCATCTTTTTACCTTTCTTTTTCATTCCAACTTGTTTATATCCCACCCAACACGCTTCCTCCATTTCTCCACTTGCAACATAATCTGCTGCAGTATCAATATAATCTGCTGCTTTGGTAATTTTTGATTGGACCCAGGCTTCTAAAGATCCCTCACCATTTTCTATTTTTGATTGCAGTTTTTTAACTGCGTCTAAAATGGTGCTTAATTCTGAGCGAGCCATAGAATATTCGTGATCTTTGATGGAAACTTTATCCCACGCCTTTTCTCCATATGAACACTGGGATCTTGTTTCTCTTTTGGAACACAGAGGACAGTATCTTTCTTCTTCTCGCATTGTTTCTTCAGATTTAGTTCCCCAGTTTGCAGCACCAACTTTGCGACACTTAACAAGTGCTCCAGATGCATATGCACTTGGCCAAACACTGTAGCGAGACTTTACCTTGTTGTAGCAAGCATCTTTTTTGCCGCTGCTTTTTCCTGGTTTGTCTTTAACTTCTTGTAGTTCTACTTCTTCTTTTTTCATTTTCTTTTTAGGACTATCAGTTGAAACGTATGTTGGTTTTGCTGCTCCAGTTTTTTGTTGTTGTCCCGGATCTGCTTGTTTTTTTCTTCTTGCTGCAGAACGTCTTTCTGCTGGGGTCATACTTGCTCTTTTTGCTGAAGAAACACACTTGGGGACACCTTCTCCTGGTTCATCACTAGCACACGTCCCACCTGTTACAACATTTACCCACCCAGACTTTCCATCCTTTGATTTTGATTTTCCAAACCAGTCACGAAGACCCTCTTCAGTAACATCTTTAAATTTTTTATGATGCTTTTTGGCATCTGCTTCCATCTTTTTCAAACGAGTGTAGTAATCTGGAATTTCATCAAGATGTTGAAGAGCAATATCTTTTGCTAAATCGTGATCTTGGGCGTGTTCGTGTTCAATTGGTTCGCCCATATCAAGTTGCTTCTGAATAAAAGACACATCAAGACGATGCTTTTTAGCAATTTGTTCAACTGTTTTATGTGTCTTTAATTTGGGCATCACTTAACTGGGTTTGATTTAGTTTCTTCACCTTTTGCTCTTTTTTTCCTTCCCGCACAGTGAGCACGTTGGGAAAATCCTTTGGGATTTGAGCAATCAATACTCTTTTTATATTTATTCGTCCAATCTTCTTGAAACTGTTTAAACGTTTTCATTTTCTGTTTGTTGCTTTAATAGTTTTGCAAGTTCTGCGGTAGATCCAACAAAAAGAGCATTATTGACTGTTGTTGGACCTTTAGAAACTTTTTCCTCTTCAATATCTTTCAGTTTCTTTTGTAGGTCCATTAATTTATCCGTGGCATCAGCAACATTTTTAATTAATTGGCCAGCAACTTCATATGCTCTAGGCATTTCACTTTCCTGAGCAAGTTCTAAAATTCCATTAATTGCTTCTTGGCCTTTTTCAATCAAAGAATAAAGGTTTCCTCTAGTGTACTCGTAATCTTTTTTAATATCTTCTACTGTAGATGATATTGCCTCTACTTTTTCGATTGATGATTCAACATCGGTGGAAACAATCTCTCCAGAAACATTGAAAGTTTCATTTAGGTTATCGAATTTTTTAGTCATTTTCATAAAGTGTCTCCACTAAATCCAAAGTCGTCACCATCTTGAATTAATGTATTATCTGTAGATGTTATTGATTTAACCTGAGCGCCTGCTAGATGTGGTGTAATAGTTGTATTGTCTCTTCCTCTATCAACTGTTAAAACATTACCATTCTTAAGTCTTACATAAACCTCTTCACCTTCAATATCCAAGTAAGTATTTACAGAAATAGATGCTGCATCATTGACTTCTACTAGAATATCTTCTAATGTTATGTCTTTTGCTAGATTTGTAAGAACTGTACCAGTATAATTTTTGATTGCTCTTGGTTCTGAAGAATATACAACTTCTCTTGTTGGAGTTGCTGTGGTATCTCCAGTAATATAACTGATAGTAGTCTTTTTGATGATATCTTTCGTTGCAGTTTGTGTTGGACCAAATAGATATGTCTTTGCAGTAAATCTTAAAGTATAAATTAAAACTCTTCTAGATGTGAAATTACCTTCATAATCATCTTGGAATGTTACATTTTCTAGAATTACGGGAATATCTCTCCTTTCGTTGATGTCATCTACAAGTTCTACGGATAAATTATAGGATGGTTGAAAATATGGTAAAATTTGTTCAACTATTTGTAAGGCATCGTCATTTAGTTTTGCCATAATAGAAAGTTCAAATTGCATATTATATGGAACTGGCATATATGCTTTTTTTGTTACAGTTCCATCTGCTGCAGATTTTGAAGTAAAGGTTTGAGTTGTAGTTACTTTTCTTGAAGCATCATATGTTAACCCAGTAAATTCAAATGACATTCTTGGTAATGTAATTTGAACTGGTTTATTTAAATCTGGCGACTGTTCAAGTCTTGCTAAGAATTTTTGAGTTGGACCATATGCTAATGGAACCTTTATCACATCAATAACTTGATTCGAGTTATCAACGTGTTTAATTGATATGTTATTAAACAGAGATCCAAAAGATATGACTGTTTTTCTTAGAATCTCGTTATAAAAATATTCAAACATTTTTAGTAGTTCCGTATGATACTATTTAACCAAATAGTAACTTATATTTATGGCATTCCAAATGGATTTGATTCGGTAAAGTCTAGAATCTTGTCTGCTTCAATTTCTATATCTAAATTATCGGCATATGCATCTTTAATGTCCTCTTCGTTGACTGCTGATAAGACATAAGATGCTGAAGAGGCAGAACCAACAATATTTTCTCCTCTTAAGAAAGTTCCTGTTACATTTGAAACTTCTAACAAACTTGTAAGAACATTCCAAGATCTTACCCTTGCTGTTACACCACTGATGCTACCAGTAATTGTTTCGTTATATTGATAAGTTCCAACACCAACAAATGATGGAGCAGATATTGCAATAGTTGGTGCTGTTGTGTATCCAAGTCCAGAATTTGTAATTCTAATTGCAGTAATTGCTCCTGCCGCATTTATAACTGCTGTCGCTGCTGCAGATACTGATGCAATTCCAGTAAAGGTTATAGTGGGAGCAGTTGTATATCCATAACCTGCGTTAGTAACGGTAATTGGTCCTATGATACCAGTTCCTATGGATGCTGTAGCAGCCGCTCCAGAACCTCCGCCACCAATAAATCTAACTCCAGGTGCTACGGTGTATCCATATCCTGGATTAATTAATAATACACTTTGAACTGATTTATTTGATGGATTGACATTATCATTACATACTACAATGCCATCAATCATTGTTGCAGTTGCAATACCAGTAGCACCTCCTGCTGGTGCAGAAGATATTGCAACAGTTGGTATACTTGAATAACCACCACCCCTATTAGTTACAGTAATATATCTTATACCACCATTAAGTAGTGTTGTCGTTGCTGTTGCAGTTGTTCCGACACCCACCATTGTGAGTGTTTGAGTTACTGCAACACCACCACCAATTCCTCCCGTAGTAACTCCACCACCAACATTAGTATCATCTATTTCATCAATACCAGTATCAATAACTTCATCTTCATATCTAAACAGTTCACATTTTAATGTATAGACATATGTTTTTTGTAGTTGATAAAATGGTTGTTCGTGTTCTACGAACTTAACTTCAAATAATCTATCTCCAAGAGGAAAATAAATTAAATCTCCTTCTTTTGGTCTTGTTCCTAACTTAATATTAGGTTTATTTTGTATAAGAGGAACAATATAACTTTCGAATCTTTCTCTTGATATTGTTATAGTTAATTCATTGAGTGCTTGTATTCCAAATTTTGAAAGAATTGTGGTATTATCTCCATATCCTTCATAGTTTTCAATGTAAGCTTCTAGTGGATATGCATCATCAAAGGAAGATTCTATAACTTCTCTTAAAACTTTCTTTTCAGTTAAATATTTTCTTGGTAAATAATGAACATCCACTCCGTACATTCGGAGTTGTTCATTGATTAAATCTTGTATTAAACCTTGTTCGCCCTTAGATCCTTGTAGAAAAAATGGATTAAGCATTTGATCATCCTATCATATCAAGAGGTGGAAGTTCATAAGTATTGGACATTTTTTCCATCAAGATATCAATTTCTCTTTGAGCATCATCATACATTTGTCTTCCATTAAGTTCTACCCCACCAGGAAGTTTGACACCAGTAAACTTCATCATATTTTGACCCCACTGACGTTTAATCAGTGAAGTGAGGTATGGTTTTATGAAAGAATCATTCCAAACTCTAGAATAATCATTCGGATCTAATGTTGCATAACAATCAATTATAAGATATTGATCTACTCTTACTGACCCCCAATCAATATCCAAATAAAGTCTATCTTGTCTTTTATTAAATCTAATTTGTTTCTGGGTATTTAGAAGAAAATCCAAATCTTCCAAATATGTCTTAACCATTGCGTAACTTAGAAGTTCAGTTGTTCCCCAATAGTAAATATCATTTAAAAATAATTGGTATTTTACACTGAACATATTATTAGTGATGGTATTAGCACCATCAAATAAAAATAGTTTATTGACACCAATTACATTGGGAGGAACTTGTAAATAATTACTATTTTCTTCGTATGTAAATGTTGTTGCAGTTCCAACTATGTTTGCAGTTGCTGTGGTAGTTGCGATTCCTACAGCAACATTATTTCCTCTTGACCTTCCTCTATCAATATCATTTTGAGTTAGTTTATACTTATAAAAAGTTGGATAAACTCCATCAAAGTGTCTTTCTTGGAAAAATTGAATTGCATCATCAACTAAATCTTCAATTTGTTCATCTGCAACATTAATTTCTAAAACTGGCGCTCCCAGTTTTCTTTTGCAGTAGTCTATTAATTCTTGCCTAGTAGATGGTTGCGCCATTATTTTCTACTTTTTAAATATTTATAGTTTAATCAGATCTTTAAGAACTTCCTGTTGCTTCAAATATAATTTCATATATGCTTTTGCAATAGTCTTAATTTGATCAATATCTTCAATTGAATCAATTTCAATACAGGCTTTCATATATTCAAAACTTTTGGAAAGATCTTCCAGTTCAATTTTATCGGGATCCATTCACTAAACTCCTAAGTAAATTTTTAATTTCATCAATATCATCTTTCATACTAGCAAGTTCTTCTTCTATATTCTGTACCTTTTGAGTCTCTTCATTTTTAGCATTTCTTCTGGAAACATACTCTTGGTATTCTGACATATTTGTGTTAATGATTGAATTTGTATTTTGATCTCTCATTAAATGAGAGTATCCTTCAACTTTCAAATAATCCATTTTATGCTAAAGCAATAACTCTTAGATCCTTAATTCTTGGGACATAAACTTGATTTGTTGAAGTTAATACTAATTTAATTCTATAGGATTTGAAAGAAGGTAATTTATCGATCGTAAATACATATTCTTTGAATTCAATGTCAGATGCTTCAAATCCCAAAGATTGTGTTGGAGTTACAAATACGTCTGATCTTCCATCACTGTCAGCAAAACTGATAACTTCATTTTTGGTGTTTAAATTTAGATATCCTGGGAATGGAACAAATACTGGATTAAAGTTTGACTTATCACTAATTGCATAAAGTGCTCTTACATCACAGTATTGATTGATATGTGCGTTCAGAAGAATCTTAATAGAACTTGCTCCATTTTCTAGATTAATTTCTTTGGAGATGTATTGGAATGCAGTTGGATCTTGATCAATAGTATTAACTCTAGAATCAGTTGCATAGTCTGTGATAATACTATTAACTCTGTTTGAAGTTAATATTGCAGAGACTCTTTGGGTATCGATAACAG